AAAATCTGAGTTCGCGAGAAACTAAGTCGATTCATACGAGCTCCTTTCTACAGAAAACCTAATAAATATATCGATAGCATACCATAGAGGACAAAGATTAGCTATATAAAACTGATATTAAATCCTCCTAAGTCAATCTCGATCTTGTCTATAACGATAAAAAGCCCTCTAGGCATAACCTAAAGGGCTTTCTAAATTGTGGCGGAGAGGGTGGGGTAAATATAATAAACATCAGTTAATACAACGGATTTTATTTATACCATCATATAAGGTGGCAAAATGGTGGTAAGCTATTATATGTATCAGTTCCGCCTCTCCATATAGGCGCTCCATTCATTGACGTGTGACTAGGCACGTTTTTACTCTTCTTGCCAATATGGTGAAAATACTATCATCTAAATAAAAATATGCCACCGCATCATCTGTGCAGTGGCTTTTACTTTTATTATCTCTTATGCTTAACTGGAAATACTGAATGATCATTGTCATACCATAGAGGGTAGAAAGTCCCCATTGATACATATCCGATTAATCTCTTTTTTGCAGTTAATCGTAATGAAAAGACCTGTTCATAATCTCGCATATATTTAGATTCTATATATTGCTCTTTATATTCTTTTGGCAAGTTATTGGCTGAAATAAAATGGTTATTACTCCCACCATTTTTACCTTTTCCACCACATGCAGTTTTTACTATAGACCATGTTTGTGTAGAATAGTCCTCTAGCTTATGAATGATATTATTAATAACATCATTTCCATCTAATCCACACCAGCATTCATGTTCACTATAATACGATTTAAAAGACCATTTAAATAACTCTGTATCAAAGTTACGTATTTTAGAGATTGGTTTTTCAGAACTCTTTATTATCGCTCTGCCTTTTTTATTTGCCATATTACCAATGCCCTTGATAATACTCTTCCATGGATTCTTTGGTAATAATATTATCGCAATGTGCACCAGCTGGTAATCCACCTCTGGCATCTACCCAAGGTGCTTCCGAATGTGTCATTTGGCTTAAATCATATCCAGATACATCTTTAAGACTATTGCAAACTGCATTTATAGTAGCTTTATGATCATCACATATTCTGTTTACATCTGGTTCATAATTTTCTAAAAACTCTGAACCCTCAATCATGAACATGCCTTTATGTGTTTGAAATAGCTTTCTGCAAACAGGACCTTTAGGCCATGCTTCAAAGTCATCTTCAAAGATAGGAACATCATCCCACACTAATGCCATTGCTTGCGAATAAAAAGCTAACTTCTGTAGCTTCATTGCTGACATTGGTCCAAAGTTATCAATTATGTATTTTGCAACATCATAGATAGTACTTTGTTGTCCTTTCCCTTTCATTATATTTGCCTCCTCAACATCACAACCTTTGTTAAGATTAGTTTATAATCCTTTCATTAATCATACATGAAGAAATGATGAAAAGGCAAACTTTTATTTATACTTCTTTACCATATAGCCTTTCCATGCCTTGACGGGTTACAAGCCAGTTCTTACCCGATTTTCTAGCCTCATCATCGGTAAATTGTTTATTTGCATATCGCTTTAAGCAGCATTGCTTAATAGAATCAGCTGGTACATTCCATCTTTCGCCAGCCTCTTGTGTAGTCATTACATCATCTAGTTTCATTATAGTACTCCTAATATTACTAATAGATTATATACAGATAATACAAAGGCAATAATGCTAATTATTAAAGTTAATCTTGAAATCATATGCTCGCCATTGTTATAATAGTTAGGAAGATTGGGGCTCTTTCGAGCCCCTGTGGTTACTGATTTAATAACTGTATTATCGCTATTGCAAGTTGGATAAACGCTGTTATTATCGGTAGCCACTTTTTTATTATCTTCCTTAACTTCTTCAACGGCTTCACCTCCTTCCCTATGTCTACATTATAACACGTTTTCGTGTTATATGCAAGCATTTTTTATACTTTTACAAACAAAAATGAGCCTACCAACCTAGATATTTTCTAAGTTAGTAGGCTCTTTTATTTATAGTTGCGTGTATCCACCATTACACGCTATGGAGATATATGGATCACCCCCGTCTATCTACGCAATACACCGGCAAGAAATAATGCAACGTTGCTAATAGCCCATGTATCACGTTGTCGGCGTAACCTTTGTTCTGTTCGTTTATTATTCTTTATTTCCGCTTTCAACTCGTTCAATGATACGGAGGCTGTTTCCAATGAGTTCGCTTGCTCGGTTATTAGTTCCGATGCTTTCGCTAACTCTTGCCCCTGTTTCTCGTTGATAGTTTTGAGCTCGGCCAATTCCTTGCTCCGTTCTTCGTTGATAATCTTTAATTCGTTCAATTCTATCGCCTGCTTGGCGGTTAAGGTCTGAGCCTCGTTCAATGACAAGTTTGAGCTCTTGATTAAGGCGTCTGCTTGTATCAAGTTCTCTTTGAGTTCGTTCCAACTTGTCAACGGCACGTTGATAGTTGCCTCTTGCGGTGAAGTAGCCGTCAATGAGTTGGCATGCACCAATGAGGAGCAACACACAACCACAAATAAGAATAAGCCGCTTAACAGTAATTTGAGATTTAACTGCTTTGAGGTAGTTCGTGATTTTCTCATACATACATAGCCCCCTTTTAATCAAGATCAGACCAACGTGCCTCGTAACCTCGTACATCAACATGTACGAAGTCTTGGTGATAGTATTTGCCGATACCATCTGCACCGCATTCTTCGGCAATTTGTGCCAAATAGTCAACATCAATGCCATCGTATGTAATGTCTGCCGCCGTACCCTCTACATGTTGAGAATTAGGAACGCCCCCTACTTCCTCATTATGTTCTGGGCAACGGTAACCACTATTGATATATAATGGCACCCCTAAACGTTCACGAATTGCGTCCAATAAGTCAACCAAACGTTTATCGATAATGTGGTCCAATTTATTATGTCCATTTTCATCGACTTCATGACGATGGCAACTGCAAGCGAATTCATAATCGTCAAAATATTCGCCAATTTTCATAATTTTTACCCCCAATATAAAAGGCTGCACCCTTTACGAATGCAGCCAATACCTAATTATTTTTTTAAAATCATATCAATTTTTGAATGGACTATATCTAATAACCCTGTTACTGTGCTGTTTCCGCCGTCTCTCATGTTCTCGAGAATACTCAAAAACTCAACAGAGCCTAGATACAGCCATACTAGATTAACAGCGAAAGCATATTGTCCAGCCATGAAGTCAAAGCACCATGCTGCAGCAGTTGCTAGGCAGTACGTGAGTACCTTTGTAACAAATGGCTTTCGCATATGCTTAGAGGATATTAACCCATTACCCCAAGCGGCAGGAATAGCGATATACTTATCCGAGCCGCTAATATTCTCTGGGCTAGCCCCCAAATCTAGCAACATTTGATAGCCAATAGCAGCCCACTTAGTTACTAGGTCTAGGAATACTAACAAAATGAATATCCCTAGCACTTGAACGTGTTTCAATCCAATCATATATATAGCTATTTCAGCAACGAATGCCAATATAGCTTTTAGTACAAAGGACTCTGTAAAAGTTCGCCATGCCTCGCTCATGAAATTTGTTAATTCTTGCATTTATTCCCTTTATTAACCCCTTACACGCTTTCCGTATGGCTACTTGTATATTGTTTAGTGGCGTCATTCCAAATAATATAAGTTCTATCAATATTATTAAGAGCACAGCTTGTTTGACTAAATCCTTCTCCAGTAATTAACAAGAACGCATATATTTGTTCTGTTAATTTAAAGGACACATTTTGGTAATCAACTACAATGACGCCTGTCGAAATGATTCGTTCATTGCCCGTATCGTCAACGATACTATCCCTATTCAATAGCAACATCACTTTATTGTCGGATTTAATCGATACTTTAGTAAGCCCAGCATTGCCCCATTTTGGAACGAATTTAAACGGAGTTGTGCCGTCATATTCGGATACATTGATTTCCAACTCATTGCCGTATCTTGTGTACACTACGCCGTTAGGTGCAGTATACACATCATCCGTGGATGGCGCGGTTTTACGAATAATTAAATGGCTGTATTCTTGGTCATTTAAATCATAATATGTGAGGTTAATATCAATCGCCCCAAACGGTTCAATATTAACCCGAATATTATCGGATTCAAATTCTTTCTTTTCTCCATTATTAATGGATACTTTAAAATGTGGTTCCCCCCTGAGATCAATGAATGTTTGGCCTGCGTTAGGTTGTTCGTATTCAAGTTGTTTAGGCGTGTATTTAATTTTATCGCCGAGCACTTCGATAACCTTGGCAATTACGGTGTCAATGTTCGAATTCGGCAAATAGATATTTTTTTGTCGCAATAATTGAGCTGATTCAAGCAATTGATAATCTCCATTGATTTTTCCAGCTGGTCCAACAAGGGATTTCAACCAATCTTGCTCTGCGCCCGTAAATCCATTCCGTTTTGCAATTTCATACGCACTAGCGCCATTTTTACCTTGTAGTGATTTTAACCATTCTTGCTCTGTGCCTTGAAATCCGTGCGCTACTGCGATAGCGTAGGCGCTTTTGCCTAACCCTTCTAATAAAGGTAAAGTTGTTTCTTTGTCGAATTTAATTATTAAAGTGTTGTCTGCCATAATTGTAATCCTCCTTAATTATGCATAGAAATATCTGGTATGATTGTCATCGTACCCTGACCAAGCTTTAGCCACTTTTCATCGTTGTAAATAAATGCGTCGTATAAATAGTCGCCACCAGATATATGCTTATTTGCTGACTCTTGGCCTGATATAAGAAATGTTACTTGCTTGCTTTCAATTACTGGTTGTAGTTCTAATATCACCTCTCCATAGGGGCGTTTGCGAATTTTGCACGCCGCTTTATAACTACCTAAATTCAAATCACTATCCTGCGGAACGACATAACTAAAACTAAAATCGCTCCCTGTGTGTAGCGTTAAATCCTGCTCGACCATAGAACCTCCTTATTGTCGTGCAATAACTAATACATATAGCTCGCCGTAGGAATAACATTCAACGTCTTTGAATCCAGGATTACTTCCGTCGCTACTAGATGTTGACATGTCTAAATATCTCGACTCGACGATAGCTTGACGTTTTCATTTAATACCAATATTAACTTTCCTAGAGCGATTAGTACGGAAATACAAATCACAACTACCAACCCATCTTTCTCTCGTAACCTTACAGCCATCTTTTAATAATTGAATCGCTGTATCAAACCCTAATAAACCTTCTTTTAATTCCATTTTAGTTTCTCCTTATTTTTTATCATCTTCTAATTTATCAGGTATTCCGTTGTGGTCTTTATCAATCCACAACGCAAGAAACCCAATCAAAGCAGTCAATATGCTTGGTATAAATATATGGTCAATGATATTTATACCGGTATTGATTAATTTTGCATCTTCATCACTAACCACACCAATATAAAAGGCCATCGCATATTTAACGATGACCAGTAGTATTGGTATGAATATGACCATAGTAAGAGCTCGTGTAGCTAGTACACCAGTAGGCTTGATACGTGCTATACGCACCGATTGAAATGCCCCTTTCATGGTGTTAATTATTTTGCCTTATCCATTACCCCTCCACACCTTCACAAGCTCAATCATACGGCTGTACCATTTCCCAAAGTCAATGAGGTCATCTTCTACAATTTCTCGTAGATTCTCTAAAATCGACCAACATTCGGACAAGAACGGAATGGCCATAAATACAAAAGCAAATACCTGGTCCGCAAATAGCTCAGTTGTCGGAATAGGGATATCAGGTAACGATACAAATATCACAGATAATAACATCCACGCAGGATACTTGATGCACAATTTGACGAGTAAATCCCCCCGTAGGCGTTCACTCATTAAATACCGTTTACTTTCACCATGTTCATTCGTATACGCACCGCGACCCCAACCGTACCATAACAATGTAGTTATGCAATTTACGACCGTATTTTTACGGTCGTTATCAATGTTGTAGTCAATATGACTACAACCCCCATATCAACTAGATGTGCATGAGATACACCGAGTAGTATTTTTGTTATGACTTCATTAATTAAATCCATTTACAACCTCATTTTGACAATAAAAAAACACCCTTATTGGGTGCATGCTAGCTAATCACGGATTACTGTCTTCGGTAGGCGCTTTTTATTGTCATCACTACTTACATCTCGTAAAGGTTGATGTCTAATGCATTTGGGATTAGTGCATGTATCATACAACCTACCTTCCACACGTTCCATAGGACGCCCACATAAAAAGCATCGTTTTGTCATTATAATTCACCTCGTTTTTCCATAAATTCAACTTGTAACGCTTCACGTTGTTGACGTAACTCATTGGCATACTCAGTATCTTTATCAATAATTTCAGCACGAATGATTTCATCATCAATGGCCTTGAATTTCGTTTCATATTCTGATGCCACTTGTGCAGCTTCTTTGGCTTGTATTTCTTCTGCAGATACTTCAACTACGACGGGGTCTAACCACTCGCCATTGAGGTATCGTTTATTCTGATAAAATAACTGTTGCATATCCTCATCCCCTAGTATATAGATAAAACTTGGATAGTCTTTTTGTGCTAGTGCTAAAGTGGCTTGTTCATCTGCAGCATGAACACCAATTAATAACGATGTTTCACGCTCTCCTTTATCATTTAAAATAAAAACATATTTATTCATATCATGACCAGTCCTTTCCATAAATACGGATCTATATTTAAGTTTATATAATCCCTACTGCGACCCAAAAACAACTGTTTGTTATATCATCAGTCATAATTTTAAAATTTGTAGTATTTACATAGTTTAACACTAAGGCATTTTTATACGGATTGCTACTTTTGTATATAGGCATTGCGAAGACTCCAAATATTGTATTAAACGCTATAGGGAATTGAATGAGTGTACCTGGATGCATAACTATATTCTCGCGTTTTCCCCATTGGATAGTAAATCCATTAGAGAACTTTATGAAACCGCTTTCTCCAAAGCGTTGCGCCACTATTCCACCTTCGCCTAGCTTATTTTTTATATCCTTCAGCGTGGCCACAGGATTTTCTTGCCAATCAGATGCGCCAAGGATTTTGGCAATCATAGCCGTAATCGCTGGATGAGATGAAAGATCTGTATTATGAGTGGCTAATTGAGTCTTTAAATTCTGAAGTAGGCCTCCATGTGCTCCTGGATCTATATTATGCGCTTCCAAATCATGCACAGAGGCTACCCCATTATCGGAGACGATTGCTTGCACCTTTTCCGCATTGCCAACCACAGTAGTAATCGTAAATGTGTAGCTATCCATTGGCGTATTCTTATCAGGGATGTAGTCAACGTAGTTGCCCCCATTTGTGTAGGAGAAAAGCACCTCTTGCCCATTCTCACCAGCTTTGGCCATGAGCCCTATTTCTCGTGCATAAAAACCGGCTTCAAGGTTTTTATTCGAGAGTAGCCCTTGCACCACGAATTGTCCATCACCTGTTTTAACACTTTTAGTAATCGCCAATTCCAGGCGCTTATCAGTCAACGCCGTAGCGCGTGGAATGGATGCGGGCATATCGCCTGCACCGATAACGATTTTTGTAAAAATCAAAGCCTGCTTACTCGCATTAGCTTCCGCAATAGTATTTGTCCCCGCCATTGTAGTAATGACGGCAGGATATTTCGCCATGTATACCTCCTATATATGAATAAATTGGTGAACGGTAATTACGCCACCGACATAAAGCTGTTGCGTTTGTGGGCCTGTCGCGATTTTTAAACTTGGTTCAGCTACGGCGCTGCCTGCAGCTGTTACAATACCCCCGACATACACACCGCCTGAATTAATAGCGTGCACATACTCAATACCATCTAGCCAGGACCGCTTATTCTTGACAAATTCTAATATACGGAGCACGCGCTCTCGTATATTCGGTGTCATCATATAACCGGACATCTGGAGTTTGAAATGGTAAGGCTTCCCGTCCTCGTAGCCCCAGTTCTCCACAACTTCGCAGTCTGAATACAGTTCGCCGATAGCTTCCTCAACTAATCCAACTGTGCCCTTTCTTCGATGCCAAGCGATAGAACTCAAAATTAATTTAATCTTTTGTTCTCTAGCTACAGCTTCATCGTAGAAGTCAACGTGTAAATGCCGGGCTAACTCATCTAGTATTGGCGTGCTTAACTCATTAAGATGCGACAAGATAGTTAGTCTATCCACGAACGGCATCAACGCCATAAGTCGCAACGTAACCACTTCAGCTAAGGCTTGAACATTAGCATCATTAGCAATCGAGCTCGGTAGCGTATCCTTTAATTTGAATTTGTAGAGATCATTCATGCTCTACACCCCCATATGTGATAGTCTTACCTGTGCATTGAGCCAATTCCACTTGATAGCCATCTTCCTTCTTACCGTCTTTTACAACTGTAAATACAGGAGATGTCACACTAACACGTTTAGCCCCTGCCTCCATTACACGACGAATCAATTCAGATGGAATAATGTCTCGGCCCACTTTTCCGGATTGCCATTGTATATAATCCGTAACCGCCGCATCGACTCTACTCTTAATCGTGTCAGCGTAATACGAATTATCCGAATCTATGTAATATTGAATATCGATACTGTAATTCTTAGCGGTAGGTGCCTTTGCCGACACATTATCGGTAAGTGGCCGCACTTTCTTATCAGTAAGAGTGGCTTCCACTAATTTAAGAATTTCTTCCCCGGCTATTTCGCCAGATACAAGACCTGGGTATACAACCACATCTCCTGGTTTAGGAGATACTACTCTCACGGAACTGATAAGAGCAGATGCCTTTTTTGTAAAAAATTCATACGCTCCTTCCGCGCCAGCACATGAGAAGCTTTCAGGCGCCTCTCGTATTCTTTCACGGAATGCGTCATCTGTCTCCGTATCCGCGCCTCCCTCTGAGATAGTGGTATTTGTTACACTTGCAATATACGGAATCGGGTCCACAAGAGTGGTAATTGCCCCTGCAGGATATCCATTTCCTTTAGCAGATGCCTCCGTGCATACGGCTTTTACATTTATCGTTGTTTCAGTAGCTGATAAATAGTATGGTTCTACAGTGGCAAAAAACACATTGTCCCCCGAAGTAAAGCGTGTGCCTTTAGGAACGGCTATTCCTTCTGGTCTTGCCATCGACGCGGTTAACTTCATAGTAGTGGCTGCCCCTGTGGCTTGTAATCGTTCCACGCCTAATGCAATGCCGATATGGTCCAAGTTATCCCCCCTGGCATAGGCCAGTAGGTTTTGCTTTCCGGTATCGTTGATGCGGTTTAGCAGCAGAATTACAACATTAGTAATTGTTAATAAAAATAATCGAATAGGGTCCGCTGGTGCTAACTTGCGCCCTGTAATAGAGGTGTAGAGCGCGAATATTTCTTTTTCAACGGATTCTTTATCTGTCTTGACAAAGTTGATTTCAGGTAAATTCATTATTATCGCCTCCACGGTGGTAAATTAATAGTTGCCCTTATATCTACATCAGGGCATTTCAAGATAAGATTAGCAGGCAATATCACATATTGAGCGTACTCTTGATTGGCTTCTAATAGTACGTTCATGTAGGCTTCGCTGCCATACACTTTAAATGCGATACCGTCCCACATATCGCCTTGGATGGTTCTATACTGCTTCATAGCCACCTGCGCTTTCTAGCCATTCATCTTTGATTGCGATTGATACCTTGGGCAGTAAATGCCCTTCTTCTGCGTCGGTTGTGGCAGTGCTCTCGAAGTCTACGGACACAACTCTGCAGCGTGGCTCATATTCCGTAATTGCCCGAATCACCTCTGCAGATATTCTGGCCATAGCTACGGGTAAAGGCAAATCAATTACAGTACCATCGATACCAAATCTTCTATCAAGTGGTACGGAAAATTGCGTTGTAGAAATAATGGTTCGCACATTTTGAATGATTTCTGTAAGGATGTCCTTTGGCGCAAAATCAACGCCATCAAGGTAAGCGCTTACGTCAATTTGCATTTGCATCGCCTCCTTGTTTAGGTGTGATTACAACTTTAGGAATATCAGGGGCCTCCTTCAGCGTCACATTAATGGATGCGGACAATACATTACCTCGATTATCGATCGTGTTCATCGCTGCACTTATACTGGTAATCAGTAATTTATGCTCACTAAACGGCTTCCCGTTAATAATCAACTGTTCGGCGTACCCTTCTCGGCACATCTTGGCCACTTCTTCGATCTCTTTTAAAGGGTCAACGCCCAATAGCTTATTAAAGTTCATCGTAAAAGTGATATCATCCGCATCAGGCCCCAAGAATTCAAGTATTGGCTTTTGCCCTATGATTTCATGAGAGGCTGTTCGTGCGTTGATATTTCGTGCCAATGCATCAAACGTACGTACCGTGTGGGAGGAAGCCACAAACACTATCTTTCCAAAGCTTCCTAATTGGCGCTGCGGTAAGTATCCGCCCAGACCAAACTTATCCACTAAATTAGATAGGCGAGAATAAGCCACATCTCCTAATTGTGTATTTTGTAAATTCTTTAATCCTTGCGAATTAAGGTTTTTCTTATAAGTAGCAGCAGTGCTGCCTAATTTACTAAATAATGATATGTTGCTCACCTCCTATCGATTCGGCGTTCCTGTACTTCCGCCACCAGGAACGACACCGCCGTGAGTATGTGATACTAAACTAACTCCGTTAACCACTACATCCCCAGAAGGGGCATTTATAGTTAAATTACCGGTGCAATTAATAACAAGGCCCCCTCCGTCCGCATCATATGAGACTGTCGAACCGTCCACAAATTTAATGCCGTGGATATTTTGGCCACTAAAAGAAGGCTTATCCTTGGCATTGTAAGTAGTGCCTAAGATATAGCCCTGAGACAAATTATTATCTTGTGGTAAAAATAAACATAATACCTGTTCGCCAACCCCTGGCATCCAGTAATGTTTATTATCTTGGGATCCGTGAGAAAGTACTTCGAGCGGATACGATACTAAATCATCTCGGTCCGGAAAGGTTACTCTTGCAGTCATAGAAGCCGGGTCTGTACTAGATACGATGCCGTCACGAATTAAATTTTTTAGCACTACGCTAATATCCATCTAAGCACCTCCTTATATCTAGGCTTTGCGTATATCCGCCCCCTACTTTATGGGAGCATTTGCTAATGATATACTTACCATCGAACTTGCCGAATCCTTTTAAATTAATTGTGGCAGATGCAGCCAACACGATATGGCCAATCATAGCGACCGAACCTGTAATCTCATTCTTGTTTTTCTCGCGTAACTTTTTCTTGGCCAAGCGTTCAGCTTCCGCCTGAGTCTCACAGCTCTGATTAACTTGCAATATCTTGCCTTGTGTTTTGTGCGGGTCCTTGAATGTATATTCAATATTACTTTTCTGCTTAGTGCTCTTATGCTTCACGTGACAGCCCCAATAGATATCCTTCAACGAGGACTTTAGTGAGTAACTGCCTTGATAAGGGATGATTTCCCCTAGCCCCTTAATTTGTTCTTCCGTAAGGTCAGTAGGCATGGGCCCTTTGATTAGCGTTGCAACTACTTTTTCCAATTCATACTTTGTCTCGTCAAAAATAATCACCTGCTTATCAGAAACCTTTAATGCCAATCCATTATCCTTACATACTTTCATCAAGAACTCTAAATCAGACTGGTCCGATTGTTCAACTCGGTCTAAATTTATTGTTTCGGGCGTATCGTAAAACAATTCGAGTCCCGCAGCTTTTGCGAGCTCGTCCGCAACAGCTTTGAGTGTAGTCTTCTCCCAGGACTTACTCTTCAATTCCCCTCTCAACTTGGATTCATCTGGAACACTAACAGCCCCGATAGTGACTTCATGCGGTGGATTCTTACACGTAATTTCATCAATTTCAAACTGACCACATTTCATTTCTATCTCGTCTCCGAGTTCATTCCAATTATGAAATACGATTGATGCAGTTAACTTAGCCCCTTTCTCAGGGAACCAATCGGACATCCAAAGTTCTTCTATATCATGTAACGTAATTGATATATCATCGGCTTCTCCAGACATAACATCGTTAAAGCTGAAATCCTTTAAATAAGGAACCAGGTCTTGTGTGATGTCCTTTTGGTCGTACTGCAATTTGACAGTAACGTAGCGTAAATTACTAGGCATAGCTTACACGCCCTTTCCGATTTTGGATTTCAGCAAGGCGTGCCTCTAAGTCATCCATCGCGCCACCTACAGCACTTTTAATTTGTTGTACAGCACTTGCATCCGCATTACCATTAATGGTGATGTTGATTGGTGCTGATACAGATACAGCGGAGTTGCCTTCACCAGGTAAAAGCCCCATCATAGCGCCAGTTTGGCGCCATAATGCCTCGGCCCTTGGAGTACCATTGATTGGAATTGCAGCTTCATCAGATTCTTCGGCAAACGTAGTAAGGAATGCCCCTTTACCGTAAATGCCGCCTTTTGCATTATGCTGGATAGATTGCCCATTAGCCGTTGCAGAGCCCTCTACTTTAGCTTGAATTGGCTTACTGAAAATAGACCTAACCCATTCCCATTTTTCGCTAATCCAATCGAACAGTCCTCCGAGTTTACTCATGACCCAATCGTAGAATTGGCTAAGTGCGGCCTTCGGATCTTCCCACAATAACGTGAACCACGCTTTCACTTGGTCCCAATTAGCAATTAAGCCCATGCCCGCATAAATAAGCCAACCTATAGGCCCCGCCATGAATGCGATAATTGCCGCAGTAGGAGATTCCCACATCGACGTACAGAAATCAGATACTATTTCAAAATGAGTAACTAGCCACGCCAATGCTCCGACTAATGCAGCAACCGCTAATATTACCAGTCCAATCGGATTGGCATTCATCGCCGTATTTAACACCCATTGCGCTGCTGCAGCCGCATAAGTTGCGAAAGTTCCAGCTAGCATTGTAGCTTTGTGTACGCCAGAAGCAATTACGCTTCTCATTGTTGCCACTCGTTCCGATTCCATCATAAGTTTATAAGCAGCTTGTGCCGCTACAACGCTGTAATATACAGCTCGTGCTGCTTTATAAGCAATTACCATGCCGGCTACAGCTACGCTTGTTTTGATTATAGCTTCTGTAAGCTCCGGATGTTGTCCCGCAACCTCAGCAACGTAAGCAGCTTCATTTGCAAGAGATTCACCTAGTTTTGCTAGAGTAGGTAACATTGTGCTACCGATTGCTATTGCTACTGATTCAGTTGCAGATGAAAGTTTAATTAGTGCTCCGCGTGCATTATTCTGCATCTCGTCGGCCATTTCCTTAGCTGCACCGTCACTATTTTCAAGTTCCTTCGTTAACTTATCTAACGCGTCCGGGCCTTGGTCAATAACAGCTACCCAAGCTGATGCAGCATTGGTGCCGAAGATAGTCGCAAGCGTAGCAAGTTTTTGCTCCTTACTCATATCTTTGGTCTTATCAGCCAAATCGCGAACAATTGCGCTCATCTTGCGTGGCCCATTGGTATCATTCATAGCAATACCCAGGCTATCTAATGCGGCTCTTGCTTCTTCTTGTTGTGCCGTGGCTTCACTTAATGAAAGCCCCATTTCCTCAATCGCTTTAGTCGATTTAGAGGAAGTACCCGCTAAACGCAAGAACCCTGAACGTAAGGCTGTGCCCGCAGCGGATGCCTTGATGCCACTATTGGCCATAAGCCCAGTAAGTGCAGCCGTTTCTTCCAAGCTTGCACCAAAGGCGTGTGCTACTGGTGCGGCGTACTTCATTGTTTCACCCAACATTTCAACGGTTGTATTCGTGCTAGTAGTAGTTTTAGCAAATACGTCCGCCATATGGCCAGCATGTTCTGCGCTTAACCCGAAAGCGGTAAGATCATCGGATACAATGTCCGCAGTACGTGCTAAATCCGTATTACTTGCTGCGGCTAAGTTCAAAAGCCCGGGCATACCTGCCATGATTTGTTGGGAGTTCCAACCTGCCATACCGAGGTAGGTCATAGCTTCGCCTGCTTGTGTGGCTGAGAACATAGTTTTCTGCCCGAGTTCGCGAGCGGTGGATGTTAGCTGTTGCATAGCTTGGTCATCGGATACGGTGATTGCTTTTACCTTAGACATCACCGCTTCAAAGTCAGCTGCTTTAGATATCATCCCGACGAGTGGCGCCGCCATTACTGCGGTAGTGGCCATAGTACTACCTAAATCACTACGAGCACTTTTGGCGTTAGCATCGGCAGCTATTTTATTTTGCATAGCTTTTCTGAGCTTAGCGTCTTTATCTGCCGTCTGGTCAAGTGCCTTGCCGACCCTCTCCGTTGCATTACGGTAGGAGTCCATTGATATAACACCTTGCTTTAACGCTGAATCCAAAGCCCGTTGCTGCGCTTTCAACTCGTTCATCGTAGAGCCATACTGTGTCAACGTACCTTTGGCCTGTTGCATTGACGTTTTAAACCCCTGTGCTAGAGCTCCGTTTATAGCAAAAGCAATCTCAAATATTTTACCTGCCATAGTTCCTCCTTTCTTTTAAATTTGCGTACGCAAAAAGCGCTTGATGGATTAGTCCTCTTCGTCCCTCAAGCGCTTTTCGTCTTCAAGTACAAATTCTAAATCATCTATCCAATCTGCTATTTCAGTGATTGGGGTAGACATCCAAAAGTTTATGCCTCCGCACTCTCTAAGACGGATGGCAATTCTTCGGCATTGTTGTCCAGGCGAAGCCCCTTCTTCTCTGCCGAACCACGTAGTAAAAAAACGCCTACCTCTGCACACATTTCTGTGAATTCAGAAATTGGCATTGTCATTAATACTTTTGAGCTTTCTTTTAATGCTATGGCGGCAACTTCTGCCTGAAAGCGTTTAGAAAATGTAACATCTGGAGTCATATCGCCATCACGGCGGACACGAAGTTCCGCCTTTGTGAAGTCAAACCCAGTTAAATTATTTAAGCCTTCAATTAGCTTTTCGCGATCATATGTAGCCATTATTTACCCAATGCCTCCCTTACGGATGCCAAGTAATCAACACCATTGATTACACAAACATAGTTAAATTTATCAATTTCAGTACGTGTTTTACCGCCAACAGTCATTTTGAAATATACAATTTCAAACTCTGTAGATGTATCTGTTTTACTTGCCTGTTCAAATTTGCCAAGACCGATTTTCTTAGGCATAACTTTTGCATATACGCTGACCGCTTCCGGTACTAATTCACCTTTTGCGGAATCATATAGCTGTTGCGCGCCACGAATTTCGATATCATGTACCTTTTGACTAGCAAGGTCGGTCACATCTTTGTCAATAGTATTCCATTTAATGGACATATTCATTGCCTTAGTTTGCCCGAGTACACCCAAATCAACTTCACCGGCAATGCCTGCGCCTTTGATTGTGTCGCTGATAAATTCAATATCAGGTAAGGTTACATCGGCGTAACCATATAATTCTCTGCCAGAGCTAAAAATGGCAAAGTCAATCAACTTATCTCTATGTTTAGCCATGAGTTACCTCCCTTTTAATTAAATAACGTGCTCATGTAAGATGGATCGTATTCTTGGATGAAGTCGATTTCACGAGCTGGCGTTGGAACGCCTAAATATACATGGAATCGAAGGATACCGTTCAACAAATCTGTTGTAGGGTTTTCGGATTCCAAAAATTCAACACGAGCGCCAAGAAGTGCGCCAGATGCTACGTGACCATTTAGCCACGCATTAGCACTATTTACGATGTTATTAATCAAACGCTTGTTCGCAGGATCATCAATTTTAGACCAGAAAGACGTAATCAACGTGTTGGATACCCAGTTAAACATACGACGTACAGGGATAAATGAATCCTTAACATCTGTATTAGACGGATAAGCCGTTGTACGATTGCCCCAAGCTCTCCAGCCCCCAATGAAATTAAGTGCAGTAACGACGCCTTGGCCGTTCAAGTAAGCTGCTTCATCTGGGCCTAAGTAGATTTCAGTGCCATCTTTCAATACAGCGCTATCCGCTTGCAAAGACTCATTGGACGGAGATTTGTACGGAATATCATCATACTTAGCGTCTGTCTTAGCCATAAGACCTGCGAGTTGTGTGGATAAATGGAATTGACGATTAGCTAATGCTACTTTTGGCCAACATAAGATTTGACGTTCATCGACGTAGTTCTTTTTATTTTTCCACTCACTAACTGCAGTTGCTTTTTTGATTTCATCTGTAGGGGCATCACACAAGGACATAGCCTGGAACATACCGTTGATAGTAGTTTCTTTTGCTTTCATTACAGCCGCTACAAGTGTATTATGGGACCAGCCCGGAGCCAATAAGTTACCTGGAATTAAGCCAAAGCGAGGGAATACTTCATTGATAAGTTCCAAACCTTTACGCTTACCTTCTGTATCCACGCCGCCTACGATGTCATCTGCGGTTACCATAGATGGGTCTACATAATCGTAAGTCACCCAAACAGATGTTGCGCTTTTAAGCACGCCAGTAGCCACGATACCGATAAGCAATTTGCCTTCGTCGTTAAATACCGCTGTGTAATCAACATTGATAGTGGAAGCTGGGCCTCCATTTGTAGCAGATACCTTTAACGTGTTGAGCAATACTGGGTCTTCAATTGTTACGACTTTATCTTGGATTTGTTTTTGTGTAGACGCAAACGTCTTTTTATGTTTCTTTGGATCAAGAACATTAATAAAAACTACCGGTGCCATGCCGAATAAAGAGAATTGAGAATACATTGCTTCACACAATGTGTATTTATCCCATTCTTTGGAATAGCCAAATTGAGTAGTTGCAGATGCATAATCGTAGCACAATACAGCTTTATTGGCTTCCGCTGGGTCCGTTGCTAAGTGAACAGGTGCTGTACCAATATATACCGGTAAGGCTGCCGTAGCTTCTGTCATAGAAATAAGAGAAGTAGGGACCTCTCTTGTATAAATTCCGTGTCTATAGTTTCCCACTATCTACGACCTCCTTTTTTAAATTCAAGGTAAGCTGCATTCATTGCAGTACCTTCTGTTGCTAATTCTTGTTGTGCTTCAGCAATCTTATTGATCGGCACAAACAATAGTCTTAACATTGCTTTATCTTCACCTACCGTTGCAGGAACACCTTCGATATAAACGGTGCCTGTTGTAAGACCTAGTTCAGCACTATTAGGCCCCAAGTAGATTACTTGTTTAGCATCTTTAGATTTAACTGTTTTTTCCATAACTTCAGTTGTTTCATTTACAACTTCCGTTGATACATCAGTTTTTGCCATTAAATAATCATCTCCTCTCGTATTTGTTCGATATCATATTTAACTGTCATAAATCCCTCCCAATACGGATAGGCTTGATCTGGAGGGATATCAGTATCAATGCCGTGTTTATCATCCAACACTAAACGGTATCGCTTGGCAATAACCGGATGGGCTAATAACGCTTGCCGTGTTGTTTCCAAAAAGTTGGTAATCTCCATCCACCCCTTTTCCACATCCTCCGAATATACTCCGTGGATTAGAAATAATTGGACGGTCGACCCTTGCAAGGTATCCTCAATCTTATTAATGCGAATAACAAGATGCGGATATTGGTCCTCCTTGGATGATTCTTTCATTTTTAAAAATCCAGGTACAACTAATAGAGGATTCCCCTTTACTTGTGCATCATCACTATAATAGTTTGCATGCACCTGCCGGAGAAAAGTGCCTAAATCAGTTGCCAATTGCGTAGGTGTCATCAATTACCCTCCTATCAATGCGTCGAGCGCGAGTTCCATTTGCTTTTGCAATTCCCGCTCTGCCTTATCCCCAACAAAAGCAGATATCTTAGCGCTACCGAGCATGCTCGGTACCGATGGGCCATGAAATTGACCTATCGGATACCTGTCAGCACCCTTACGGTACATCGCCCCAATGTGTCCGCTTCTCATACGTGCAATAAAAGCATTAGGGATTGCCCCTCCACCGCCGCTACGCATTACTTGTGCTATAACGGTACGACCTTTCCGCTTAGGTGGGCGCTTTGGTGTAACTCTAAATTTAGTAAGGGCTATTGGCCTACCTTTTGAACGAATAAAGGCAGATAAAGTCATTCCCGCCTTATCCACCTTTATGGTTTTATTGATATTTGATTTAGTAACTAAATATTCCTCGTTAACACGATCAACTGCGGCCTTTTTGATTTTAGGTAACGCTTTATTGATAGCTTTTGCTGTGGTCTTTGGCGTACCGACGACCATCGCATCTATCTTAGCTAGCCCATTTTTCAACCCTTTTATGTCAATAGTTACACTCACGAATTATTCCCCCTAAGGACAATGCTTAGTATACCCATGTCATCTTCACATGATTGAACCAACATAATGCGGCCGTTGAATCGAAAGATTTGATTGTACTCCGGCACTTCAGGTAAATCCCGCTTGGCCACGTGTACTATAATCGTATCGTAAATCAACCCGTCAATATCCTGGCCCATGATTTCGACATGCTGCTTATCGGTAAGACCTTCTGCCACCGCATAGCACCGCGTACCGTTTAGGTTGTGTACTTCGGCAAATTCATTTGAATTGATAAACACCTTTTCAATATCATTTTGCACAAAGTCCTTAAATCCCATGATTATTCACCCAAGATGTCGATGAGTTCTTCACGAGTAGCGTCTTCTGGAACTTCTAAATGTTCAGCGATTGCCATTACGCGGAGCGCTTCATCAGATAACAGTTCCAAGTTAACATCTGCATCAGAAGCAAGGATATCGGCAATCATGTTCGCTTTGGTAGCTTTACTTGCAAAATCAAGACCAAGGGCTTTGCCGTATTTGGCGATATCCGCATTCGTCATAACGCCTAGGGCCTCAGCAAAAGAGTCTTCTGCATTATTTTTATTATCTCCGCTGACTACAGTAGCAGCGCCTAATCGAATTAGGCGCTGCTCTTCTTCTGCAGTTAAACTGGAGATAATTTCACCAGGATTATACACATAATCACCGGTATTAATGGTGTGCTTAGCTTGTACGGGCATCAGTCTTACCTCCTTTCAATTACAATACATCCGCTACAAAGTAGGAATCCACATCAAATGGAACGTAAATTGGACGAGATTGCAATTCTAAGAATGCCGCATCAGGGTCGCGTGTAACCAATCGACGCATTACGTACTCGCCTTCATATGTTACAAAGTCCATACCTTCGCCAGGAATGATTGTATTTGCACCATATAATTTAGTGAATTTGGCCATATCGGAAGCTACCAACAATTTGCCCGTAGCCACCATTTCCTTTTCTTGGCCATCGGTAGGGTCTACATAGTAGTTATCATATGTAAATACGTTACATTGGATTTGACCACCCATAAAGCCAACATAAACAGCGCCTTCCGCCATTTGTTCAAATTGCAAAAGACCCATTTCTGTACGACGATTATCGAACAAGGCCAAGATTTTTTTATCAGAAAGCATTACTTCTAATGTTTCAGAGTTCATAACCAACGTATTAGGATTAAAGCCGGATGCTTTCAAGCATTTCTTTTTCCATTTAATAATATTGGCCACGATTTCTGCTGCAGATTGGCCCCAGCGTGCGTTACCTGCCAAAGTTTCTTTATTTGTGAAGTTAAAGTCTACTACATCGTCAATACCTTCACCTTTAATATGAGCTTGGCCATTGAATAATACATCAGCCGCCATAACTTCTTGAGATCGTACCAAGTTGTCTTTTAATTCTTGCGTATCTTGCGCTAAAAGTTGAATAGCACGTTCTTCAGGAGACACAGTGCCTGCAAAAGGTTGTTCACCTGCTAAACGAACCTTGATATCGTTTTCAGTGATAGCGCGTTTTTCTTTCTTTTGAGCAGGTCTGTAAGTAGTTGTAGTCACGCCTGTACGTTGGGATAAAGGCGCAGTAGAATTTGGCGCAACCCAAGGCGTAATAGTACGGCGACCTTTTACAATGTCAAAAGAAACGGTTTCTGTTAAGAATGTTTTTGTATCTTTGAAAAATAAGTCTTTCAAAAAGGATGGCACATCGGGAGTACGACGAACCACCGCAGCTAGTGTTTGAGGTGTGTAAATATTATCCATGTGTCCTCCTTATTAACGGAAATAAATGTTGCGGGCTTCAGCTTTAGCTGTAAAGTCTTCCGCTTTTTTACCAGATTTGAATACTAAATTAGCTGTGGCGAATTCACCAGTTACTGCGATTTCTGCCACTACATCACCTTTTGTAGCGTCAACATCAGCCAACACCACGCCGTACACATCTGTATCGGCACGTTTAGCTTTTTTCGATGCAGCTTCAATTTCTAATACTGTACCTGCTTTAATTACAGCAGTATCTTGACCAATTGTTACCTTTTTAGTAACGACTGGCATTTGTGTGCCAGCGATTAGAGATTTGTACTCTAACTTTTGTTCTTCCACGTATGGCATATGTTCTGCCCTCCTTATTTTTTAACGCGTGCTTTCATAACACGGTCCACGATTTTTATTGTTTTATCGGCTTCGTCGATATCTTCATCCAATACTTGACCAGGGACGGTGATAACTTTATTAGATGCGTTAATTGCATCTTGAATCATTTGTTGAAATTGATTTGTTTGTTCAGTTGGTTCAGTCTGTGGTATATTGAGTAATTCAACAGCTACATCTTGAACCGTAGCGTATGTTTCATATTTAGCGCGATTAATCACTTCGGATCGTGCATCATTATTAATCCCATCAAGGGCTTGTAAGCGAGCACGTTCTGCAGCAACGCCGGCATTAAACACTTCGTCATACACTTCCGCATATTCCGTACGCAACAATTCAGCAGTTACTTCCATTGTCTCCTCTCCTTTCTCTTCATATTTATCAACAGGCAGTCCTTTGAGTACGTCCATACTCATTGGCAAACCATTGACAATTAAGTCAGTGCCTTTACGGCAAGCAACCATTTGTAAAGACTCGTCAACACTTGTACAGAAGCCCTTTTCTAATGCTTCCCTTGCTGTTAACCAAGTTTCATCGTCCATCATGGTTGCAATTTCTTCACGAGATAACCCTGTGCGGGCTTCGTAAATATCAATAAGGTTTTCTTTTGTTTTACGTAAAGATTCAGCGGCTTTTTCAAAATCATCTGCTTCACCATATGCAAAAGAACTAGGGTTGTGAATCATCATTTCACTGCCTAGCGCCATATGGATTTCATCGCCGGCCATCGAGATAATAGAAGCGATGGATGCAGCCAAGCCTTCGATGATAACAGATTTCTTATTTTGCAAGGCGCGCAATCTGTTGTAAATTGTAACGCCTGCAGATACTTCGCCACCTACAGAGTTAACATGCAGAACGATATTTTGAGACGGGTCTAATCCTTGGAGCTGTGACAGTACGTTAGAAACGCCAGTATCTTCTCCCCAATAGTCCGTTCCGTTCATGACTACGCCGTAAATATCGACGTCAATCGTCTCCGCTTCCTGAATCTGATTCAGCGGAGTTCGAATTTTGAACTGAAATTTGTTGTCCTTGTTCATGCAATAATCCTCCTTCATCCATAGATTGGTGTTCACGAATACGTTGTGGTAAGATTTCATTTTCATAATCCATACCGGTAAGCTCTGCGGCTTCCTTAGCACGAGTACTAAATGCATTCTTAACACGAATTTCTGCTGCAGTAGCTTCCTTCTGTGGATCTAATTGACCTTGTGAAGGTCCATACCACTCAGCGCCTAACCACGCCTCTCGAATAATTGGGTCATCGAAAAAGCCTGGCGCTTCAATGCGACCTAACAGAATAGCCATTGTTAGCCATTCTTCGTAAATAGGATTGCAAAATTGAGTAATAAATTCGGAACGTTGCATTTCAACAGATTTCCAGTACTCAAGTAACGCCGCTCTTGATGCGGAGTAGCTTTGGCCAAAGTGCTTAACTAAAATTTCATATGGAATTTCTAGCGCAGCGCCTACGTGGCTAATGAGCGAAGACGTAAAGCCTGCAAAGCTCGATGGTATTGGCGTTTTTTCCGCCACATTTACCTTCTCGCCTGGCGCTAATACGTTAACTGTGCCATTGCCTAATTCGATTGTTTCATCATTTTCAGAATCCACTTGGTCGTCTTCGTCAATAGCAGTTCCCAGTGACATATCGTCCGGCGCCTCTGATTCAATGAAGATTGCCATCAAGGCATTCACTAATACCTTCATAACTTCCGCATCATTGTATCGGCTAAGAACTTTCAAGTCCTCAATTACCGGAGATAGTATAGGAATACCACGCAGCTGTCCACTTCGCTCAATCGTCATAACCTGGATAATATTCCGCCTTCCGGTTTGTGCACCATATTTTGGGATATACGTATAATCATGATCATCGTTAAAGCCGTTGTACAGTTTATTTAGTACATAAAAGCCGACTGCAGCACCATATTTATTGAATTTAACACCGTGAATTACGTCATTGTTCTCGTCTTCTTCTTGTCCCATATACTTGGGTGGAGAAGCAACAAGAATCGATTCAACAATCTGCAACCGCAAAGGGTATGGGTTTTTATCCATTCGATTGATTAGTAGTGGTAAATTTACAAACGCATCGCCGTATAAGAGCTTTTCATAGTATGCTAACGCCTGAATACCATAGAAATCAGTTTGCTCTCTTGCGTCACAATTCTTGGCCCACATAGCGAATTCACGTTCAGTCTTGCGCTCCCAAGAGTTCTTTTCGTCAAACGTTAGACCTAATTCTTCGAAACGAATATTAGCTTTAAAACGTAGACCCGGACCAATGACATTAGTCTTATTCGTTTTTAACGCGCCTGCAGCAATAGGTGTGCCTTGCTGAAGGTCTACCGACCTTGCCCGTAGCATTCTAAAATTAGCATCGATATCATGCCTTGCATCTTGAGAGTTAACTATGTACCCTTTGGCGCTAGATTTAAAACTGTTTGCACCATGATTAGAATAGCCAGAGTTTGTTTTACTTCCAGAATATTGTGTGGATTTATATCTGCCTGCTGCAGTTTTCATAATCTGCTTAGTACGTTTACTCATATATCCCGTGGAATGACACGGTATGCACGACGTCGAGGTCTATTTTCAAGTCTTGCCACTTCATTACGCCAAAAGTTGATGCGATCTTTTACTTCTTGCACATTAGCACGAGTTAACCGACGATTACCTATGGTGTATTCCTTACCGGTCGCTAGTGCTAAATCAGCATCCAGCCAAGCCTGTAAATGCTCCTTCGCCTCATATATTGTCCATTCTGCCATCCTTTCACCTCCTTTCACGCATTAAAAAAGCGCCCAAATTGAGCGCTTGGACTTGTGCCATTCATGGATTCCACCAAGTGGCACAGCTTCTATATTTTAATTCCTCCACCGCTAACACGTCTCCTTGTTCGTGTCTTTGATGCATCTCCCGCTTTTACTACGCGAGTTGTACTCTGATAAGGCGTATATTCTTTCTTACTACTCCTTGCCTCTAATGCATCGAAGTTTGGATTCATAATAGCAATAGCAGCTTGATTGTAGTTTCTAATATCGAACGGCTCATTTCTTTTGCGTCCTGGGCGTAGTACCCATTGCTCTTTAAAATGGCCATTAACTAATTTAGATACTTTCATCTCTGCTAGCAGACCCTCAAAGTATTTTTTCCCATATCCTTTTTCGTGGTCTTTTGGAAAATGACAATATCTCGGCTGGCCCTTTTCTTGGTTCAAATCACTATAAATTTGTTCCTTGCCAGTATCTACACCAAGCTTAAAGAGCTTAGTCTTGTACTTTTTCAACCTAGTAGGCAAGCCGTCAATCAAATCTTTGCCGGCGCCACCTACACCCTTAATAGGGTAAACGCGCTTATGCCATCTGGTTGAGCAGTACTTATATACTGACTGAGTCTTACTACCGCCGGAGTCAATACATGTAACGGATACACCGCGCTTTCTGCCATCAGCATAAGACCATGTACGATTTAATATAATGTCGTCTAATTCTTTCCATACTGCATCGTAAGCAGGGTCGCCATAAAGTCTGAAGTACTGTATACCCCAACTCTCATAATCTTTTCCCCAACCTACAATTTCACACTCTAAGCGGTCGTCCTGTGTATCGACTCCACAAGTTAAGAGTAGTACGCCGTCTGGCAACTCTGCTCCGTAGTCCTCTCTACGTTCATAGAGTTCTTCAGACTGTAGTGTTTCTGTATCCTCTTCATAAGGAATACCCATTTCAGTATTAAAGAACGTCTTAACACCTGCTGTACCAAGTTTCGTTGCAGCCTCGTATTTCTCCTGGAGTTTCCCCCAAGAGGCCCAAGGTGAACCAAAGGCATTCATGTGAAAGCTACGACAATTATACTTTTTCAAATTCTCCGGAGCTTCAGCGATCCATTTGCCCTCACGATAAAGCTTCTTCCACTCAAACTCTTCTGATAGTGTTCCACAATGGTCACAAGCCAAGTAGTACTTGCCTGTATCTTCATCGGCGTGGAATTTATCCCAAGAAGGATATACATACTCACCACATGCTGGGCACTTAATATGCCAGACCTCTTGCGTGCCTCCAAGATATAATTTTTCCACTCGACTAGTACCCTTGGCTAATGGAGTAGATGCGTACACATGCTTTCGATTATAGAACGTATTAGTACGCTTTTCTGCCAGGCTCAAAGGGTCGCCTTCCGTCCCGGCTGATGCAGGGTAACGGTCAATTTCGTCTGCCAATAATACACGAATTGGCCTAGATGCCAAATCGGCTGGGGCATTCGCACCGACCAATGTGAGATAGCCCCCTGGAAATGTCTTATTCAATACTGTATTACCACTGTCCCGAGATTTTACATCAGCCATTTTATCGTTCAGTACTTTCGTGTCACGAATAAAGGGAGCAATACGAGTTTTCGAAAATTCCTTTGCTATATCTTTCGTCGGCTGCATAAACATAATTGGCGATGGGAAGTAATCAATGAAATATCCCAACACATTTTTAATGAGCTGAGTTTTACCAATTTGCGAGCCTGTCATATACACTACTTTTTCAACGTCAGGGTCACTTACCGCATCAAGCATTTCTTTTTGATAGGGGGCTCTATCGGTGGAATACTTCCCTGGTTCGGCGCTATCCTCTGTGGAAAGCACCACGTTAGCATTCGCCCATTCAGAGGCAGTAAACTTTGGTGGTGGTTTTAGTACACTTGCTATCCCTTTAAATAAGTTGCACGTGTGTTTCACTCACTTTCACCTACCTCGTCTTCATCCACAACAATATCATCGGACTCATCGTGGAACATGTTTGGATCGTATTCAGACAATTCCGTTAAGCACTCGTTCACCTCATCAAGAAGTGTATCTTGAATAGCTAACAGGTTTGTTTCTCCTAATACTTTAGGTGCAGCTTTTAACGGCAAAGCCTGGAGCTTACTTTTAAAGTTATTCAGCATTCTATTCATTACGGATTTTACTGTGTCAGAACGATGTAATTCGCCATTCATAATCTTCAGTTTGTTTTCTTCGATCATCCGTTTAGTCCGAGTTAACAGAGTTCGTTCTGCATCATATCCACCTTCACGGGCTTTCTTTTCGAGTTTACTTTCTCCGGTTTTATACGAAACAAATGCTTGTACTGTCTTCGCGATATCATACTGTCCGCGCTTTTCTTTTTTGAAGATACCATCCTCCGTCAACTGCTGGACTCGCCGAGAGCTGATTCCGAGTACTTTTGCTACAATTTTAGATGATACCAATTCGTCAACTATTGATACGTTTGTCACAGTCTCGCCTCCTCTCAAAAATTGACCGATTTTGAAGCCGAACAGCAGTTCGGAAAAATGACTAACTAGCGATTTCGCGGGGTTCGGATGACCCACGCAAAATAATTTTCATTTGGAGTACCTTAAGGGCCCCGGGTATAAGTGAGTGTCTAACCTCCATACATACCTCCACTCCAGTGTTGTTTGCGTGAATGTTTCATTACATTTCTTGCAAAACTCTTGGATTTACAATCGCCTTTACCGCCGAGGACAATACCATTGGTAGTACACTTATTATGTTTGTTATTTAAACAATCTTTTACATGGCAAGTAATTTCTGTCATATATTCATACCACACTCTATTATGCTAATGAAAACAAACAAAATAGGACATCTATTTATTAGATGTCCTTAAGTATAACTTATGTTAATATTAAATTATATTTTATTATAAAGGAGGTGAAACTATGAATAATGTTAAGCCACAATCCATTAAAGAAGGTTGGGAACGCAGAGATGGTGTGCAAAAAAGTCGTCCACCACGTCCATGTAGTCCTAACCAGACTCCAAAGCCTACCCCACCCAAAAAGTAACAAACTAACGATTGTAGTCATCGGAAAAGAAGCCTTCAGGAAATTCATACTCATCTATTACCAAATCATTTGTAACATCAATATAAGTACATTTGTAGGGAAATTTTTCTGAAGCATCCTTCGCAGACAACCATTCTTTATATGTAGGGTGGTTGTCTATTTTAATTTCATAAAATTTATCTTCTCCATATGTTAAAGCTAGGACTGGACCAGTTGCAATAATTTCTCCGTCTTTTTTTATTATTACTAAATGATCCTTCCCATCAAATAAATTAAAATTTAATAAAGTATCCTCTTGAAAATATACATATCCATCTATTCTTACTGTAATTTTCTCACACATCTTTCTAATTCTTTGTTTTAAAAAGAGTTGCCACAAAGCGCCCACTACAACGCCACTAACTACAGCTAGAAGGATGTAAATTAAATATATTCCATCATGAGGCACACCTAAACACCAATATAAAGCGACCAATGGTATTATCGCAAATAAAGAATATACAAAGTAATTCATTACTTGATTAATACTCGATCTATCTGTTTTTACATTTCCTAATAATGTAGCAGTCTCTTTTGCAATAAATCCTGGTGCTAAGATAATAATAATCTCAATGTAATGTTCCATCATCTCACCTCTTTATTCATTATAATATATCATATTTCTCAATTCGCTACATCATATTAATTGTTTCATTGAGTACAAAAGACCGCCCAATCGTATAGATTAAGCGGTCTTTTGCTTTAGTGTTCTAGGCATTCACTGTGTCGTTGAGAGAGAGTATTTGTTGTCCCATTAACTCACACTATCATTATAAATTGTCAAGAATGACATGTCCATGACAGTTTTATGACAATTTTGTATTGAGCCCTATCACTCCCCAGAGAAGTACAGATAGTTCTTCTATTCCCCTTGCAACGTACCTATGAATAGTACGCACATCTGGTTTTTCAGGGAATGATTCAGCAATTTCTTCTAATGTTTCGCCATCGATATAATAACGTCGCACACATTCACAGTATTTAAACTGTTTCTCGCTGCACTTTTCCGCATAGATATCTAGCATGTTATTAACGTGTCTCATCATAAGCGCCGTTTTCTCTTTGCTCTTAACAATGGCATTTACCCTTACAATGCTATTATCGTCGAACATATCTGCCAATAACTCATTTAGCCATATGTCCTCTGCTTGTGTCGAATCAGAGATGGCATTATCCACATACGACTGCAGCTGACTGTAATGCTTTAATAGCTTGATCGTGTTGTGTCGAAGTTTACGACCAAGCTGTGCATTTTCTTGTTTGGCTAATTCATAGTAAGTTTTTGTTGCCACCTCTGTGGCCAACTTAGTGATTTTCTCAATATCATATTCATTCAAATATGTTTCCCCCTTTATCATTTATTTTGTTTTTTAGTCCGAATTTGTTTGTACTAGCTTCATAAGAAATAATTAATATAATCAGTATTCACACTACAATAAGCCTACCTTTGCTATCAACAGGATACGATTTTGTTTCTAAAACTACATAACCTGTATTTTCATATCCGTGTTTCTTTTCCCACTTACGATAGACAGCAGTCAATTCATCCCTCAACTCTCTAACATGGTCTATTTTTGCTTTTCTTAATTCCAGCATATAAGGCTCTGACCATTCAACAATTTCATCATCAACATCATAATCGCAAATATCCTCGATTACTCGTTCTGCATCAACTTCTGGAGTGTAATAATTAGGGTGTCCTATTCGCACAACTCGTTCAGTCTCATCTACGAGCAATATCTCTTCTAGATCAGGATTCCAACTTATAAGATCATCAATTGCATCCTGTATTGTATCTTGTGGCTCGCCTGCATTCCCATAATCATCGACCTAGCACCATTTACTTTTATCTTTCTTTAGCATGGATTATTTCCCCTTCTTCTGTTTTGCATTGGCTCTGTATTTTGCTCTATTAGTTTGCAACCGTTCTATACGCATTTTCTCTTCACAATCATAATCACTGCATATTACCCGGTTTGTTTTATTTGTATAAAATTTCTTACCACAACATATACAGTACCGTTCGTACTTATATTTCTTTGCTTCTTCCGCATCACGCTTCGCTTTTATTTCTGCCCTTACCTCTGCTACTGTTCTCTTCTTTGGTATTGGCTTACCTGCTATACAATCAGGACAATGCTTTTCTGAACCTACTGGTGTAAATAATCTATCACACCTATGGCATTTCATTTGCATAACTTTTATCCTCCTCATAGTCCCCTGTAATTGGATTTAATCTAAACATCACTTCACCTACATAATGCACACCCATTATTGAATACTCTATGCCAGGTGACTTGATTTACTACACCCATTTCTCTACATCTATTACTGATACAATTAACTAGCTTCAATTGCTCTTCAAATGTAAATAGATTTGGTCTTTTCTCCTTATACCGATATGTATTTAATGCAATACCCATATAACTTGCACATTCACTTTGACTTAACTTGCAGTATCTTCGCCATTCTTTAATATTTTGACTTGCTTCATCAATTGATACTTTCCATCTGTAATATGACATCGCATGTTCCCTTTATTTGCAAAATTCCATTAAACTTGTTTGTGTTTTTACATCGCTTAACATTTCAGATTTCGCCTTACTATAGAAGTCTTTTGATATTTCAAACCCATATGCACTACGTCCTAACTCCATAGCGGCTCTTAATGTTGCGCCACTACCTGCCACAGGATCTATTACTACATCACCTTCATCCGTAAAGATTTCTATTAATCGCTTTAATACTGATACAGGCTTTTGTGTTGGATGGATTTTAGGAATGATATTTTTGTTATCCCTACGCCATTCAAACCAGTTAAATATCATCTTATGATTATTATTAAATTTCGGTAGTTTCTCTCTATATAAAATCAATGCATATTCTGTAGCACCAACTACACGCATATTAGCTTTTAAAGCTTGTGCTGAATAATTCTTGATAAAAGAGATTGGTATATAATTCTTGAACCCATGTTTCTTGGCATATTCAATTACCATCGCTTGCTGTTCATAGCTACAGAACACAATCATACATGGAGCCTTGCCCCTCTCTTTTGGTTCTTTCTTTAATAAACGGTTACAGAAATGAAAGTATTCTGCAATATTGAAGTTATGATCTGTATTAAAAAATGCCTTTCCTGCTTTCTTACTTTCTCCGTTTTTATTATCTCCACCTATATACCACATAGGATTACTTGCATATGCTGCCCCCCCTAAATTATAGGGAATGTCAGCTATTACAAGTTGTGCTTTCGGTATGCCATATCTTTTATAGTTCTGAAAATTATCATTAAATAACTCTACCTTCATATTCTGTTCAATGCCTTCCATTCATCAAGTTTGAATACAGCCTTACCATACTTTTGAGCATATTCATATTCACCTTTACATCCTCGACTCTGTTCCCAGCCATCACATAATACTAGGATGTCGCAATGCCCTAAGAGTCCTAGGCAAATATTTAAACCTTTTTGATATTCATCGCCTGTCAAATAAACAAATCCATAGTTATGGATAGGCGATACATAATCATTTTCTGTATCTGCAAATATTAATTCATTCATTATCACATCAATCTTTTTACGATTGCTTTCCTTGCCCCCATAAGGATGGGCTACATAGATAAGTTTCTTGCTCATTAATTTAATCCCCTCGCAGCTCTATTAAATGTACTATCTTCATATGGTGTGATGTCATCCGCATCATCCATATCTAAATCATCATCTTCACCAATGATCTCCACATCACTGGTGTCAGTATTACCATGGGCTTGTTGTTCTTCATCAAATAGGTTGGCTTGCGCACGTTTCCCTTCAATGTATGCTTCAATTTCACCTAGAACTAGATTAATGTCTTCTGTTAAATCCTTATCAACATCTAGCCATTTAGTGCTAAATACACATACTTCGCTTTCTTTGTTGCGTAAATATCCCTTTACTTTAATTCCAGATACTTCATCTGGTAAGAAATCTTTACTACCATATCTAAATTCAATTCCGGATACAGATACCATGTTTTGAGCGAATTTAAATGCTCCAAACTTGGATAGTAACAATGCTTTCATTGTGACATGTGCTTCCTTGAATTCTGGTCTTGGCTTTTCATACGATTTCAAAGAATGCTGCTCATCCATATCTGCTATTTTTTTCGTATACGTAATGTCAAATTTTCCGCCTTCCATTTTAAATTTTGTTATTGTATACCTCATTTTCTTTTCTCCTTTACTTTTCTAGCATCAATATAGCCCTTACAATTTATGCATTTCTTAGCCATGATATATGGTACTTTTATTCTTATTCCTCTTTTATCCGGCACCGGTAGCATTAATTTATTAGGACATTTACATGTAGTCCTTACAAACAAGCCTTGATTACCTGTAAACTTTACTGCATGCTTACAGGTTTTAGATTTTAAAAACATATCCTTTGGTCTTGCCATTACCGCATCAACCTTTCTGCCCTTTCTAGGGCTTTATTTCGTTTCTTTTCCATTGGCAATGTCTCTGCATTGCCCTTATCAAAAGGGTATTTGTTCATCATTATTGAAATTATCAAAGTTCGATGGTTCATTATGTCCACCATTTAATGCGGCCCCTACAAAACTTGCGACCACTTCTGTTACATATCGCTTTTCTCCATTTTGAGTTTCATATGATCGTGTTTGAATTCTGCCTTGTACCAAACATTTATTTCCTTTTCGCAAAGTCCCTATCTCTTCTGCTAAAGTTCCCCATGCTACACAATTTACAAATGGCGTCTGTTCCTTTGCTTCCTTTGTATTAGCATCAATATAAGTATTACTTGCAGCTACTGTAAATGTTGCTACTGCTCTGCCAGTCTTTGTATATCTTACTTCTGGGTCTCTCGCTAAATTGCCCATTAAATTAACAGTGTTCATCTTTTCTCCTTTATGCTATTTGTATAGATGCCATCTACTTCTTCTAATTCAGTAACTGATATTTCCCCATTTAGCCATGCAGCACATATAGCTACATCCATAAATGAATTTGTATATATTCCATCATCTGTGGTATGTATCCCTACAGATATCCCGGCTTCTGTAAAATAGATATACTTTCCTGTATCATTCCATGCATTCATTGCATATGCGTTTATAATTGCTTCTCCAGTTGTTCTAGGAATAAATACAATCCCGCTATATTTGTTTTCCATTAATTATCCGCCCTTTTATTCCATGCCTTTTCACAATCTAAGTACAATGGCCACTCTTCAAAATGAGTAACAGCTCCACATTTATCACATGCCACCATATGATGTTTTAGCCCTACTTTTATCCCTGTCATAATCCTCATATGTTTATTCCCGCAAAACGGACAGGGCCTTAGTCGATTTTCTCTGTTCATATTTTCCCCTCCAATCAGGTAATCGAATTAGCCTGTATGTTCTGAATGGGAATCCATAATTATTTACCCCTTCATAGACACTATCTTTATCTAAGTAATATCCATTAGGTACTTTAATATCCTTACGCCACTCTGTAGCCTTTAGTATCTTTTTCTTTACTTTTGGCTTTTCAAGATTAGTACTAGATACCCATTTTTTCCTTACCTGTACATCATTATGATCAATGTCAGATTTTCGCTCTTTCATAAAGTACTTAGCCAACCCTATAGCATCTTCGGCTTCACCTCTGTAGTACTCAATTTTTGTATAGCCATGTGTCCATAGCTTTTTTAATAATTGAGTAGTTAATTCAATACCTCTTGAAAGTAATGCATGGAAATGTATCCGCCCCTGCTTTTCCATCACATAGATGTATTTACAGATTGTCTTCTTTTTATTAAATAAGTCTCTTACCTTTCTAAAGAATTTTCGTATCATCTCTTTTGCATCTAATTCATCTTCCTCATTCTTAAATGTAAGAGTCAGATAATAATCATCAGCCTTAAAATTCATATCTATTAGCAGCCTTAATTGTTTTTCGGCCATCCTTAAATTATTCTTTCTTATGACTTCTGGTGTTACTTGCTTTCTTTCACTCCGTATTTTTCTTCCTGGTTTCCCATAGTATGAATTCCCTGTAATATGATCTGATACTTCAATCATATTTTTAGATGTTATAGTTGTTCTTCTTCTCATTTAGTTATCACCTTATGTTGAGTTGTTAATGTATCTATCTAGTCTCACAAAATAGCTATAAAACCGCTATTTTACTAGACTTTCCCCACTATATGTGATATACTAAACGTGTAAAGATAGTTATCACATAACTTTAATGGCCGTGTTTCCCGACACGGTCATTTTTCTTTGTCAAAATTACAATGCCAATCACCTTGAGACTTTGTTAGGTATTGGCAATTACTGCAGCAATCCATGCATATCAACTGTTTATGTCTATGACATACTACAGCATGCTTGATTGCTTTTTTACATTCCGGGCATGTATTATTTAGTGCTTTCTCATACCATTTAGTACTCATATCCATGCCTTTCTTTTAGTATTGTTTGTAAAACTTTTCTGTATTCTCTTGGATGTGATCCAGCGTGAATTTTAATTCTATGGCAATGCCAGCATAAGCAACATAGATTTTCTATATTGTTTTTCCCGCCAGCAGACCTATATTTAATATGATGGATCTCTTCATAAGGCGCTCCGCATAAAATACATTTTCTATGGTCTCGCTCTATAACCTTAGGACGGATTTTCTCCAACTCCATATCATTCTTTTTTTTATTTCTACTTTTCTTGCTTAATGGTTTCTTTGAAACCATTCTTTTTTTTGCTCTTAACGGTGTCCTTTTAAGCATTTTTATCCCAGTCCCTAGATATTTGAGCCTCAACTAATCTACAATCCAACTTATAAATATTGATTGCTTCCGTAGCACTGGCATAGAGTGTTTTAGCCACGTCTCTTTCATATCGCAATTGACTAATAACTTCATCACCATTTACCAATTCCATAATTAGGGATACTTTTTCTCCATTATGTTTTGCCTGTAATATAGCTTTACGTTTTTCAACTCTATATTTTCTTTCTGCTGCTGCTAGCTCTATGCCTCGCTCTTTGGCAATCGTAAGGGCCTTATTTAAATCATCCCTTCGTTTATTTAGATATGGTAGTAACTCCCAACTGTCTAATTGCTGCATGGTGCTTCCTTTTTATTTCCTTAATTTTCTTGTTATATAGCCATAATCGTTTGGCTTTTTGTAATAAATAAATCCCAACAGAATATGCTGCTATATTAACTACATTAAAAAGAATATCGCCCCATGACTGTGCAAATTCAATGCCACCATATAATCCAAATACAATGACTCCAAATAACCACTGTATCGCTGTAATTAACTTATCCATTTTTACTTCTCCTAAGCCTTTAACCATTTCATGTGTTGCGAACGCATCCACATTTCAAATTTATCTACATGGACCAATGTTTGTTGTGGCCCAAGTTGCATACAGATTTCATTGAACTTACCTTCCTTACGGATCATGTCAATTCTTCTGTAAATGTACATTTTGCTACGACCCCATATCTTGGCCAATGTACTGATTGGTACATATTTAGGTTTAATAGTATCCATAGTTATCCCCTTATTGTTAATATGTTATGTTCTATCAAATGTTTTTTATGATGAATTGGTTCTACTTTAATTGCCATATATCCACCATCATTATGTAAGTATCGTTTGTAATATATTGGTTGTTGTTTAATCTTTTTCTTTCGACCCATTTTCGTTTGATATTCTCCTTTAATATTCTTTTTCACGTTTATTTCATTTTTATTAATAAGTTGTTGTTATAATTCAAGCAGTGAGAGGATAATGAGCTATGCTGAACTACTTAGCAATAAGTAAAAGCTTGGGGCTCCCATGTACTTGAACTGTCCAAAGGTACAAATCTTATTCAACATGTTCTTAATAACTTAAAAACAAAGGATCTTTATATATGGAATTTTTTACTATATTTATTTCATTAGCAGCTTTATTAATTTCTTTATTGTCATACCTACGGGAGCGACGATTAATAACTGTTGATTTTTCTCCTAACTGTTTTGCATTAGACATTAAGAAAAACATAATCGTTGCTGATAATATTTTTAAAGATATACCTCATCAATATGCAATCTTTACCACTGCGATTATCGTAAACGCAAGCGTTATCAATAGCTCCTATTTTGACTTACGAGCTTATAATCCTAAAACAAATGAAAATCATTTTATCTGCACTCTAACCAGTCTTCCATTACTAAAAAACAATCCAAGATTATTAATTAGTCCATTTGGTCCCAGCGCCTTAGAAAACTTTGTAATTGATTTGCCTAACGCACGCTATGGATCAATGTCTTCTGGATCTTGTTTAGAGTTACCCATATTAGTTATTCTTAATGAAAATATTTCTATTGAAGAAGGTGTTTCTATTGAATTTAAAGTTCCACAATATGCATGGTTTTCATGGCAACGATCACCAATGTCAACATCTAATAGAAAAAAATTTAAATACTATAAGGTCCATTACGACTTAACTGATTTTCACAAAACTTTATATAACCAAACTACTACCGACAATACAAACGAAACTACAGAAACTACTACAGAAATTAATGGTAAATAATCCCAAAAATCAAAACCTATTGTGTTATCTTTTACTAATTCATTCTGCGAGACTAATCGTTCGTATTTTTCTTTTGTATAAACTCCTCCAATTTCCCTATTTGTATAGCTTGTTTTTTTCATAAACATTATTTTTTAGGCACCATCCTTTAACATTCTTTTCACGTTTGTTTCATTTTTATTAATAAGTTATTGTTATAATCACCTTAGAAAATAGATTGTTATTATGGATGATTATTTAATTACTCAAATAAATATCACTTTGCTTTTAACTGCTTGATTATTAGGAATGCTATAAACATTCTAGAAGGGAAGTATTTTTATGGATTTAAACCTTACTCTCAATTTGCCTGAACCAGTAAATAAAGTGTTAAACCCTGTCGCAAGTGCTGCCGGTGAAACCTTAGCAAATATTTGGAATGGTTGCTTTACCTATATAAATACTTGGTCTAAAAAACAAGTTATTAAACACGAACATTCACTTTTAGAATACAAACGTAGTATTGAAGAAAATTTTGCTAATATTCCTGAAAATCATCGAGTCGAACCACGATTAAGTATTGTCGGACCTGCTATAGAAGCTTCTAAGTACTACATAGAGGAAGAATCTATTAGAGAAATGTTTTCCAAATTAATAACAGCAGATATGGATGATCGAAAAAGAAATTTAGTACATCATTCATTTATTGAAATATTAAAGCAAATGAATCCTACTGATGCTAAAATACTTGCAGAATTTGATAATCCTACAACACTTTTACGCTGTCTTATAAGAAGAAAATCTACCCCAGATGTATCATTATCTATAACAGATATATATTTGTCAGAAAACTTTAAAGAATTTGACCAATCACACTGTATTTCTATAGCAAATCTAGACCGATTAGGCTTAATTTCAATTCCAACTAGAAACTTAGGTGGTATTTTGGTCAATTCAGAAAATTCAGATGCTATTGCTAGATTTAAAGCGACTAATCTCTATTCAGTTATAGATTCTGATTGTAATGATCCATTATCTGATTATTCAGATTATGAAATAGTTACCTACAACGGTTATTTAACTGAGCTAGCTTCTAGCTTTAAGAAAATTTGTTTCTAATTCAAAAAGTTTCTTTTCTATAAATTCAAACATTTTTAATGTTAAAAACCCTGCTACAGTAACATTAATAAACGTTGAAAATAAAAATCCCAGTGTTAATAACACATATGTATACCCTTCCATCTTTTAAACCTCGTTTCCAGTCTTAAACAATTAACAATTTAATTTACATTTATCTTGCCTCACAATGTTCACAGAAATTTCCATCTATCACTTCTGTATTACATTCTGGGCATTTTACTTTTCCTGTTTCCTTTTGTAACTTATTAAGTTACATTTTTTGCAAAAAAAATAGACAAAGGATCTCCAATTGAAAGGTAGTCAATCATAACTTCAATTTCATCAGACCCAAACACGCCTTTTTTTAATTTTAAAGAGAATGTTTTAGGTGTAATTCCTAGCTCCTTAGCTACTTCATTTTGTGTTTTCCCAGCACTTACAATTGCTCCTTTTAACTTATTTACATCAATCAATATATCGCCTCCTTTTCTATTTGTAACTTATTAAGTTACTTATATAATAATTTAGCACTAGTAACTTGTCAAGTTATTTTTGTAAATATTTTTTACAAAAATGTTGCCCATAAAGTTAAAACAGTGTAATATTAACTCATAAGGAGATTATTAAGAGCGAGGTAAACCTATGACTACTAATAAAGGAGATAGAATTAAAAATCTCAGAATCAACAATAAGATGACTCTAGAAGAAGTCGGTGAAAAAATCGGTGTTTCAAAACAAACATTATATAAATATGAGAATAATATTATTACAAATATTCCCTCTGATAAAATTGAAGGATTAGCAAGGATTTTTAATATATCGCCTGCAGTGATAATGGGCTGGGATAAAGACGATGAGCAATACTACCAAGATAAAGAAACTGCAGAGTATGCTGAAATGCTTCGCACTCGCCCTGAAATGCGTTTATTGTTTTCCGCATCAAGAGGTATTTCTAAAGAAGAAATGCAAGAGGCAGTAAATTACATAGAATTTATCAAGGCTAGAAATAAAAAATAATACTATTAGGGGTTGTTAGT